CGTGTCATGAACGAAACGACTGGCTCGAAGGTTGTTGGATCCATTACTGGACCAGTGCTCATTAGAGGAACATATGGGCAGTAGAATGCTGCTGCATCTGTCTCTGTTGGGCCCTTGTAGCCTAGTAGTACAGCTTCCGAAGCTGCTGCATACTGGTCAACATAAACCTTCATGCTGTTGTTTAGCGTACCGACTAGCTTTGTGTTAGTTGGAGCTTCGAACGTACCTTCTGTCGTGCGAGCGAAAGAAGATGTTGTTGCGGACTGCAGGATTGTTAGAGCTGTTGGGGAAACAACTGCCCAGTTTGCTGCGCCACGACGTGTACGAGCTGCTACTAAGTTAGCTTGCTGGTTGATCATAACTGCTAGTGCAGCGTGCTCGTCACCAACATATGTTGCTGTACCGGACACTGCTGTCTGGTCGTATGTTGTTGGGGCTGCGCCTGCTAGCGAGCGTAGGTTGTTTAGCATTTCCTGGTCGATTTCAACTGTGATCTCTTGGGCTAGTGCCTGCATGATCTCAGCTTCGATGTCGATACCATGAACTGCTTGTGCGTCCTGTGCTGCTTCAAATGTCCAACGTGCAGATAGACGACGTGTCTTAGCTTCGACCACTTCCTTTAGGATTTGGATGCTTAGACGGTTACCTGCTACACCTTCTAGTGCTGCTGTTGCAACTGGTGCTACACCACCTGCTCCAGAGTACGCACGAGCGATGTCGAATGGACCTAGTGCTTCTGTACCGGCTAGTACGCCAGCTGCGCTATCAGCATAACGAACGCGCAGGGTGTGGATTTGACCCACAGGACCTGTCATAGGCTGCACGCCTAGGATTTCGTTAGCGATAACCGACGGCATAACACGACGGATTAGTGGTAGCATTACCTTGTTTAGCGTGGCGATGTTACCTGCTGCTGTTGCGCCGACCGAAGCCGTCTCAAACAGAGCCTTGCGGGAGTTCTCTAGTACGACTCCCAGTGTTTCACGGCGAGATCCGGAAAGACCTTCTAATAGGGCTTCCTTAGTTGCCGCCCACTTGCTTTCAAATAGCTTATTGGCCATTAGTTTTCTCCTTACTTAATTCCAGCTAGTTTTTTGATTTCTTGGATGTCAGCAGCCTCTCTGCTTTCGTCCTCTTGTTGGGCTGCGGATGCCCTTCTATCTCCAGTCTTTGCAGTTCTTACTGATTCATTCAGCGGGCTGCGTGTTTCTGTCTGTGGTGTTGCCTTATCTTCATTCAGAACAGCTGGTAGATACTTCTTAAAGCTTTCTGCCAACTTTTCTGTCTTAACTGTTTGTAGTAACTCTACCATCACCGCCTTCTGACGCTTACCTAGTGGTGCTAATAGATCGTTCATCGTCTTTTCACGGTTGACGCGATCCTGAGCAGCCTTTAGCTTGCGTTCGGTAGCTTCGTTAATTTGCTTCTGTTGTGCGGCAGCAACCTTTGCCTCATCCAATTGCTTGGATAAAGACTTTAGTGCAGCTTGTAGCTTGTTAACTTCACCGGACTCGTTTAGATACGAACCCATGTACTCGCTAACAAATGCTTCGAAGATTCTGCGACCGAAATCATTCTCGCGTGCTGCGCGAATGTCATTTCTGTATTGTGTAATTTCGGTGCGTAGAACATTGTTAATGTTCTCTTCGATGACTTGTGCAGCCTTCTTAACGAATGCTGTCTTTGTCTCAGCTAACTCACGCTTGCCTTCACGAACCAGCTTGACACGTTGTTCTGCTAGAGCCTTCTTGTCGTTGTGGAATTCTTGTACTTCCTCAGCCAACTGCCTTAGGACGAAGTCTTCTAGCTTCTTTACGTTGCCTGTCATACGCGAACGATCCTCACGAAGTTCCTTTACTTCCTTAGCTAAGGTTGTAGCGATAAACTTCTCAAGCATCTTAACGTGTTCAGAAACGCGAGCCTTGTAACGGACTCTTTCTTCTGCTAGTGCCTTCTTATCCTGTGCAAACTCTGCGATCTCACTGCGAACCTTGTCCGTTAGGAACTTGTCCACAGATTCAATCATTACAGTCTTGTCGTGTTCAAACTTTTGTGCAAACTCTTCACGAAGCTCGGCAGTAAGTTCCTCTTTCGCTTCATTCAGCCTAGTTTCCCAAGCTTCCTGAATTTGGGTACGAACCTCTTCACTGAGATTTGTACCTTCCTTTAGGATATCTTCGAACTTTGCCATGTGTCGTTCTCCTTAAATTTTTAAGTCTTTGATAAACTTGACGATACCCTTTTGGAGGTATCTCTGCGCGACTTCATCATGTGTTGCATCTGCTGCAAGATTATACATCTGCTGTCCGCCACGCATATTAAACAAGCTCTCGTAAATAGTTCTTGGATAAGCGTTTGGAGCGGATGGCTGGGCAACGATATCGACCGTTACGATCTCAAATTCGCTGACCTTGCCATCATTTCCGACGTTACCTGAACCGCGAGAGCTTACGCCTAGTTTTGCGCCTGCTTCTAGCAGCGTTCTTACAATATTTCCAGTAGGAGTCGGTATAATCTTTAGCTTGCCGTGTCCGTCAGCGCCTTCCATCCACATGTCTTGAATTAAGTGACTTACTCGATCCAAGTTAATAGAAAGCTCTTCAGGATGGTCTAACTCGCCTAGCACGGTTTCTCCATTCTTAATGCGTTCAGTAATTTGGCCTACAGCCTTATTAATCTCATTAAGAGGATAGACGCGCTGATTTTGGTTCTTGACGTTACCCTGAATGAAAATTCCCTTCATATAAAGGTCTTTTCCGTCCGGGGCTCGCTCTAAGACTATGTTAGCCTTATCGAACGACATGAACTCATACAGCTTGTTCATACCTTACCTATCTCCACCAATTAGTTGCCCTTTGGGCCCTTGCCGCTGCCTAGGGTGCTTGTTGTGTTAACAGCGCCACCCTTGGAACCCTTACCTGTACCAGCGAACTTTCCTTCGCCTTCAACAGATACGGAAACCTTCTTTTGGGCTACGTCAATGTTGTCTTCTGGTGTGTCATCCTTTGCGCCTGGTGCCTTGTAACCAGCTTCATCCTTTCCGCCGATCTTGTGTGGCTTTCCACCGTGATCTGCCATGGATGGAGCCTTCGAACACATGCTTGTCGTGTTGACAGCGCCTGCCTTCGAATTCTTACCTGTACCGGCTAGCTTGCCTTCCTTTTCCATTCCTGGGGAGGCAACTTCGTCTTGTAGCTTTGTTGCTTCTGTAACA